CGTGGTGTTCCGAATATTCGGGTCACTTACGGGACTGATCGTTTTCCTGGTAAATTTAACCAGGATGAGCTTCTTACTCCGTCTCGATATCTTCATATCAATACAGAGCAGAATCTTAAGTATCCAGCGTATAGAGACACTGTTACGTCCTTCCGGACGAACAGGACTTCGTTGCCAAATCCTCGTAGTGGGATTTTCTCTGATGTTCCCATCATTGAATCTCTCACGCCAGATCAGGTTAAACCTGATACTGGTCACGAGTTCGACTCTTACACCCACGAACTGGTCCCTTGGGATCGGTTCCACGAGCGTAAATTAGAGTGGAATTATGGCTCCGACTATCGGATTTATCGAGGTCCACTATTTCATAGTGGTGCTCTCGATCTTCCGTCACTCGGAATCGCGCAGCAAGGTCGGGACGGGTCCTCAATGTGGGGACCCGCTATTCCTGATCTTACGCCCGATTGGGGTACTAAGGCTATTGCCAAAGTCGCCCCGACGAAGTCTAACGCGAGTATCGCCACTGCGCTCATTGAGCTTAGGGACGGTCTTCCGAATATGCCTGGTCGTGCACTCAAAAACGCGAGGGGTTTCAAGGATCTTACGAAAGTAGGACCCGAAGAATTCCTCAATTACGTTTTTGGTCTTGTGCCGACCTTGTCTGATATTCGCTCCATCGCGATTGCAATTGTTAACCAGAAGAAAATTCTGGATCAATTTCAACGCGACAACGATAAAGTTGTGCGGAGGCGTTATGGTTTTCCTCTGAAGTCCAGTTTGGAGAACTGGGATTCCACTGTCTCTACAACGAGACTGTATCACACGCCCTTCGGGACGGGTGATCTTAATGGAATCCAGGACTACATTTGGTCTACAGATGCCAGAGTATCGCGGACGCTCTCTAGAACAGATAGAATCTGGTTTAGTGGTGCCTTCCGGTACCATCTTGCCTCCACTGATTCTCAGTGGGGCAGGATAGAGCGAACGTCGCAGTTGATGGCTAAGCTTCTAGGCGCTCGCCTAGATGCAGAAGCCCTCTGGGCTGCGATGCCATGGAGCTGGCTTGTGGACTGGTTTTCTGACACTGGGGATATTATCTCCAATGCCACTCACCAGATCCTCGACGGCCAGTTGTTGCAGTATGGTTATGTGATGTGTCATTCGATACAGCACTCAACCTTTACCACCAAGGGCTTGGTCACTACTCGTGGCCAGGCTATTGGCGATTTGACAACTGCTTTCGTTTCTCAACGGAAGCAGAGAATCAAAGCAACTCCCTACGGGTTTGGTCTCAATCCAGACTCGTTTTCACCCCAGCAATGGGCAATTCTTGGGGCCCTTGGTATGACTAAGGGACCCAAGTCACTCTTCTGAGTGCACAATTTAATAACAATTGAACATCAATTAGGAGTAATGCCATGGCTTTCGCCGATCCTCAGACCATCACGGTTGTTGGCTCCACTGCTTCGACGCTTCCGCGCGTTGCAAGTGGTGTGAACTCTGGAGCTTTCCAGAACGCCGACAACACCCAGAAGCTTTCGGTTTCCAGTACTTATGGAAAGCGAACGCGTCGGGTGATCCGTGTCGATCTTAACAAGATCGCTGCTGATCCCTTCGTGGCTGGTCAGAACGACAGTGTTTCGATGTCGGCTTATGTCGTCATCGATGTCCCTAAGCAGGGATTCACCGTCGATGAGCAGACGACTGTGGTCGCTGGCCTTGCCAGTTACCTCACGTCTTCCACGAACGCCCAGCTTAAGAAGCTGATTGGTGGCGAGAACTAAGTTCTCGTCCCCAGTCACTATTAGACTAGGCGGATCTGATGGACCAGATTGTTTATCTGATCCTGGGCGCTTCGGTGACCCTCGGTTCTATCTCTCTTCTCGTCGTTAATAACGCGTTGAAGGGGAATCAGAATCGAGGTCGTCACTGAAGTAAGTAAAGCATATGGCTATGGAAGCTCACCCCCAATATGAATGGAGGAGGCTTGAAAAGCCTTATGTTACTCTGCGAGTCAGTTCTCAATGATATTGGGAACTGGTGCGGCACTAGTACCCTGCTTGATCTGAAAACAGTCAAGCAGCGCGTTGAAAATGAGGGGTTATCGTTTTTAACGATAACCTTGGCAAACTTTGGTAAAGACTTCCAAAAAAGTCTCGATCAAGGTTTTGTCAGTCACGACCTTTTTCTCGGTTTTTCGAGAAAAGGCAGTCTCCCCCGATTCTTCGGAGGTTTCTTTGATCTCATTTTCGATCGGCCTAGTGGACGATTGCTTGAAGAACCATCGATTCATGCGATCCGCGGCATCCGTCAGTTCACACTGATGTTTGCTAAGATCAAAA